GTCAGAGACATAAGGGAGAGCCACCATCTGATCGATGAAACTGCGGTAAAAGTCCGTGTCAAAAGGACGTTCAACGATCGCAACCTCAAGACGATTAGCCATGTAGTGGTAATCGTATGAGAGCATACCGTGAGAAACCAGATGACCGAACAAGTGGCCGACGGAGGTGTGGTTGACTTTGGGGCTGCAAAGCCAGGAACCCGGGCGGAAGCCGGGGGAGACCGAAGGGGTGCCAGCAATGAGGCTGTCATCGCCACCGTAAGCCTGTGGAACGAACCGGAGGCGTTGGTAAGTTGCCTGGGTGAGTGCAAGAACTCTGAGGGTGTTCAACAGGAACGTGTAGCGGTTGCCAGAGTGTTGCATAAGACGCAAGTTGCCGCGGAAGAACCGGGTGGAGCAAGCTTCTTCTTGATAGGAGGCAATGTACTCAGCCGGGGCACCCATCTGATGGAGGAGCCAACAGTCGAATTTGATGAAAGGACCGTCAACACTGGAGTCCCAACTGGTGTAATCAGTCTCCGTGAAGGACTCAGTAGTGCGCATATGCTTACCAACCCAGGAAGACAGATCGTGGGTGGAGCGCCTGAGGTGTAGATAAATGTGGTCAGGGCACTCAGCAAGCACAACTTGTTCGAGGGCCGCAGCAAACGAGTTATCACGGAAAGTCTTCCATGCTGGGAAAACGGTGACAGCTTGACCGGGCTTGGCCTCGGGGGAGAACCACTTCTCGGATTTCCGAATGACCTGAGATTTCATGAACACCGAGGTGAAGTTAGCAGGGGCATCCGGCACCTCCTTCAGCAAAGAACGCTTTATGTCCGACAATGTGCGTTTGGATGCCCAAGAAGAGAGAGCATTCTCAGCATTTTGCTCAAAGAGGGCGCCAAAGTCCCGACGCTGCGAAAAGGCGGGGAAAACACGAAGGAAACCACGCTTCAGCTGAACGAAGTTGGTGCGCTTACGGGCAGCAGGGGATTTGATGTCGGCGTAGTTCATTTCCGGCGTGGCGAGTTTCAAACGCTTGTCGTATGAGAGGTGCTCGGTGACCTGATCCCCGCGTGAATGGTGCATAGCACCAGGGTGACGAGCCTCAGGAACTGAACACTGAGGGCACCGTGGTAACCGCGTTCGCGATCCAAGCGCTCAGGGGCTTGAGGCTGGGAGAAATGGAGGGC